AATGGAAAGATTAAAACCAGGAACTAAAGTTGGTGTAGTAGGTGAATCTGCTATATGGGACGGACCATTAGATCAGGTAGGAAGATTACATGGTTCTGGTTCAAGTTCAGGTATAACAGGTATGCAAGTGTTAAAAGACATTGCTCCATATATTCCAGGACCAATAACGCAAATAGCAAAAGTATACAAATAAAAACAAACAATTAAAATGGCACAAAATCAACCAACACACGCGGTAGTAGTTGTTCCTAGTGATACAATTAACATACCTGAACCAGGTATAATTACTTCTGGGACAAATACATCTGGCGTAGCTACAACTTTAACAGACGCTGGAAATGACTTTCGTAATTCTGTAACTAACTTAGATGGTTATAATATTAGAGGCGGAGATGTAGTAATAGATTTAGCAGGAGCAATATGTGAGATAGTATCAGTAGATGATGCTAATAATATTACTTTAGCAGCACCAGGTATTGCAGCTGGAGCTTACAATATATATAAAGGTAATTACACTGTAACAGATGGTTTTTCTGAAGGATATAGCCTATTCGTTGGAAACGGTGGAAGTTTATCCGTTATAACAGTAGGAGGAGAGCAAGTGACTTTATTTAACGTAGGAAACGCTAGTTTTATTCCTTTGCAAGTTCAAAGAGTAAATCAAACAGGAACAACAGCTAGCTCTATACTAGCATTACAATAGCATTATGCCAACTATATTAGGAAACGCAAATGCAATTTTAGCTGTACCTAACATAGCGGGTACTGGCGGAACACCACCAACTGATTTCATTATACAAGAAAACAACGTTGGACCTGGTACATTTAGAATGCTTACAGAAAGTGGACTAGACCTAATGGTTAGAGAATAATAAACAAAAAACAAAAATGGCAGATATTAAATTTTCAGCTTTTACAGCTGAAGCAAATCCCGCAGCAGTAGATTTCATAGTAGGTTATGCTGGTGGGAATAACGTAAGAATTAGTCCTTCAGATTTAAATTCAGGAGGAGTTACTAGTGTAGCATTAACAATGCCAGCTGCGTTTAGTGTAGCAGGTTCTCCAATAACAGGAGCTGGAACTTTTGCGGTAACTGGTTCTGGAGCAGTAACAGATTATATAGATGGTACAGGAGCTTTACAAGTATTCCCTACTAGTCTTATAACAGGTACAGTAACTTCTGGTGAAATACCATATGCTTCAGGAGCAAATGTTTTATCAAGTTCTAATCAATTCACTTTTGATTTAACCGGTGGTTCAAGTGGTAGTGGACCAACTATAGGTATTGGCTTAGCGGGAGCAGCTAACACTAAAGGAGCTGTTGAAATAGAAAGTTTTGTAGACTATAATAGTGGAGCTCCATTTGATTATTTCTTATACACTGGTGCTGGTGGTCCTTTCTTAAACTTTGCTGGAACAGGCGCTTTTGCAATATCTGTTCATACAGCAGGTAGATTTATGGGCTCAGGTATACATATATATTCTGATGAAAGAGTTAAAAAAGATATATCAGTAAGTGATTCTGAAAAAGATTTAGAAACTATATCTAAAATTGAAATATCTAACTATAAACATATTGATCAAGCTCACGGTGATAGAGTTCATAAAAAAGTAATAGCACAACAAGTTGTTAAACATTATCCAGAAGCAGTAGCTATAGGTAAAGAAGTTGTCCCATGTATTTATGAAAAGTCTACAATTAAAGATGGAGTTATTGATTTAAAAATAGAAACATGTGGATCAGACGGATGCTGCAAGGTAGAAGATAAAATAAAACTAATATACCCTGATGGGTCAAAAGAATTAGTTAACATAATAGAATCAGACGGAAATTCAATCAAAGTTGATTCAGATAAATCAGGCGAAGTATTTGTATACGGTAAAGAAGTTGATGATTATCATTCAGTTGATTATGATGCTTTAGCAATGCTAAACATATCAGCCACTCAAGAGCTTTATAAAATAATAAAAGAGTTACAAGAAGAAATAAAACAATTAAAAAAATAACAAACAACTATGGAAAAAGGACATTACGGTGAATACAGCGGAAACGCTAAACACTCAAGAGTGACAGCATCTAATTATAAAGCAACTGAAAGAGATGACGCGGCTCATATTGATTACTTAAAAAGAGACGTGAACTATGATGCTAAACATGGTCATAATAATATAAATATGACAGCTGATGAAAAGCATATATCTAAATTAGCAGGTGACATGAAATATGATAAAAGACATCATGGAATGTCAAGAAAAGAAAATCGTCAAGAAAAGCACCTGAGACAACAAGTAGAAAACTACCCAAAACCAATGCCGGCTAACGCTCCAAGAGCATTTTTACAAACAGCTCCTAAGCGTTTATTTCAGTCTTATAGATCAGAAGGAAACCAGGGTTGGCCTACTCAGGAATATTTACAAGGTAAATATGAAGATTATATGGGTTATGATGAAGAAAATCCAAACGCTCCTGGATTTAGCGCAAGAGATCTAGCTCCGTCTAGAAAAAGTAAAAGCGATAGACTTAGAGAAAGAGCAATGAAAAGATCTGAAAGAACTGGTGCTGAATCGGGTGATTATGATTATGAAGATGAAAAGGTTCAAAAACTACTTGAAAAAGCTAGAATGGCTGAAAGAACTGGAGATATGAAGATGACAAAAGAGATGACAACAAAGCCAAAAATGAAAGCTAATGAATATATCGAAGAACAACGTGATAGAGAACTAAACAAAATGATGGACGAACGTGATGGTATGTCTAGAATGAGTAAATTTGGTGGAAACATGCATGATTATCACAGACACATGGACGCACAAGGTCATATGACTAAAGATGGTGTTGTTGGTGGTGGTAAATACGGTAAAGGTGGTCACTATAAAGATTACGAAGGTATGTCTAGAGATTCTTATGGTATGGATAGAAAATCATGTGGAACTAAATATACTGGTGTTGGCAGATATTCATCTGCATTACTTAATACTGGTTGGTCAGGTTTTAATTATAATAAAGCATCTGATGAACTAAACTACATGCCAATTGAAGATGATATGAAAAGAGGTATGTCAAGAAAAGGTTCTAAACCAGATTATATCGATATAGATAATGACGGTAATACAAAAGAATCAATGAAAGAAGCAGCTGATGGTATGTCAAGATATAAATCAAAAAAAAAAGGACTTTCTAGACTAGCGTCTCCATTAAATGCTAAAGGAGATAAATGTCCAGAAAGTGGATGTGTACAAGAAAAAGGTAATGGAAAATGGGGAGTAATTAGTGGTAAAACTGGTAAATGGTGGGATGCTAATTATGATTCAAAAAGCTCTGCAGAAGCAGGATTAAGAGCTTATTTCGCAAACGGAGGAAACTAATGAACATGCTAGATAAAATAAGAGGTAAATTTTTTAACACAAAGTCTTTTAATGTAGGTTTTAATAATAGATCTCCATTAAGCTATATAAGTAGTACTGGACCTAGTGTACCTTCATTTGCTGACCCTGGTTTAAAATCATTTGAACCTTCGGATTGGAAAGGAGCTTATGATACTTCAGATGCAGTAAGAGCAGAAACTCAAGCAGAAATTGCTAAAGGTGAAGGTGTTGGTGGTGCTATTTGGGGTGGAGCTAAAATGCTAGCTGGAGCTATAGGTGGTGGAAAGTTAGGTGATAAAGGCGGAGCATTTAGTGGAAAAGGACAAGAAATAGGAAACACAGGTGTGCTAACTACAGAAGCAAATAGAAATACGCAACTAATGGATAACATTGAGGGTATTTTTGGTGGACAAGCAGCACCACCTAGAAATAAGTTACAAGAATATAAAGATCTTAAAGAAGAATTAGGATTATAATAAAACAGTCATGGATCTGTATAAAACCAAAGAAATAAAAAACAAACATTAACATTTAAAAACAAAAAATCATGGCAAATTGGATTAATTTCAACGTAGTAGGTGGATCTAACGCAGATGGATCTGTTTTAGCTCCTGAGCAAGATGGAGATAACTTATTATTAGCAGAAAGCGTAATAGGTATTTCTACTAACACATCAGCTACAGCTCTTGCAGTAGTTATGCAATTAACAGGTGGATTAACAGCTACAGCTCTTGTTTCAACTTCCCCAGATGCAGCAGATGCTCCTGAAGGTGGAGTTCCTGTTTCAGCAGGATATGCAGCAAAAGTAAAAGGTGCAGTTAACAGAGCTCTTACAGGTAACCCAGGTGGTGTAAAATCTAACTGTGTATTACCTCAAGATCAAGCTGATAACACTGCTCCATACGATCCAGCACTTAAAGTGTACTGGAGAAGTTTCGTAGTAGCATAATTATGAAAGCTAGAGGATTAGGCGATTCTATCGCACAATTCACAAAAAAAACAGGTATTAAGGCTGTAGTCGGTAAAATGGCTAACAGCCTTAATAAACCCTGTGGCTGTCAACAAAGACAAGATTATTTAAACAAAAAATTTCCTTACAAACAATGAGAATAAATTTAAGTAAAAGATTTACAATGGATTCTCCATTGAAAATGGATAACACTCCTGTGTATCAAGTTGATTTGGATGAGGGTATTTTAGGTAAAGGAAATAAAAACGGTACTATATTAGTATCTGATAAGATAACTGATCCTGAAGAAAGAGAAAGCATTATAAAACATGAAAGAATTCATGTTGACCAAGTAAAAAGAGGCGACTTAGATTATGACGATGAAAACGTTTATTGGAAAGGTAAAACATATCCAAGAAGCGAAATGAACGAAGGTAGTCCAGATTTACCTTGGGAAAAAGAAGCATATAGTAAAACTGATCCGTTCGAAAAATATTAATACAATATGGAATCACCAATTTTAAATAAAAGATTTAACTTAAAAAATCAACTTATTAAAGATGAGTTTGCTAGATTAAAAAATTTTAATTTATCAGATGAAAGATCTTCTGAACCATCGATGTCTGAAGGTTTAGCTAATCAAATGGCTACTGGAACAGATGAAAGTAGAGGTACTGAGTCAAAAGGTAGAGCGTTCGGTGATTATAGCAATAGACTTGGTGACAGTAAATTTTATGGAGAATATGATCAATTTGGTACTGCTAGAAGAGATATAGGAGCTGATCCAAGAACTGGAGACTTAGTAGTTAAAGGAGATTCTTATGCTCTAAGAGATTTTAATGTACCTTTTAATGAAGCAGGTGGAGGAACTAATAAGAAAATGAGAAAAAAATATCCTCTTATATCAAGTTATGCTGATCCAAGACCTGACGAAATAAACCCTATGTATATAAACCCAAGTGAAGGGCTGGGGCGTGAGTATGTTTCTCAGCAAATTAGAAATAGAGATGCTGGTGTTGATTATGATGAAAACGCTATTTCAAGTTTTCAACAAGGAAGTGGAACTCAGTACTACATGCCTCAACAAATGAATACTTTTGAAAGTACTATAGGAAGAGATCCATCAACAAGAACTAACCGTGGTGGTGCAGATTACGTTATGGGTACAGGAACTGGTGATACAATGGACAAGCGAGAACAAGAAGCAAGATATGCAGTTAACGCTAGAGATACAGCTACTCAGTCTGTACAAAACGCTATTAATTCAGGAAATTTTGATGAAGCTCAAAATATATTAAATTCAGGTTTTAATACAATAAACGAGGATATTAGTTATACTCAAAGACCAAACAGAGCATGGCAAGGAACTTCGTATGGTAGTAGAACAAGAGGAGGTGAAGAAGGAGCTCCTAGAATGGATGAAAGACCATCACTATCTAACCCAGGTATATTTTATGGTGCTAGAGTTAGAGATAATTTAGAGTACAGAATGAATACTGCTGCTGACAATTATAATACTGATTATTTACCTACTAGATCAGAAGAAGTAGATAAAGAAGCTTATGACAGATTGACAAAACAAAGATTTAGAAACGTAGGTAATAGAGGTAACACGTTTATGCAAAATAGAAATCCTTTAACATCTTCTGATGCAAGAACTGGAGATATAAATTTTGGTGGACAATAAAATGGCTAAAAAATTTAAAGATACTACAGTTGGACAATTACTGTTTGGTGCAGCGTCTATAATAAATCCTACACTAGGAAATGTATTACAAGGCGTAACATCTCCTAAAGAAGCTATTGCTGTAATTGCAAAATCAGATGTTTCTTTAGATGATAAAATAAAATTACAACAATTAATATACGAACAACAGAATAAAGAGATAGAAGCTATTACTTCTAGATGGAAGTCAGATTCTATGTCAGATTCTTGGATGTCAAAAAACGTACGTCCATTAGTTCTAATATGGTGTATTGTTGTATTTTCTTTTGCAGGAATATTAGATAGTGTTGAAAGCATACCTTTTACAATACATGATAATTGGAATTCAACTTTTGAAGCAGTTATGATGGCGGTTGTTTTAGCCTATTTCGGAGGACGCACAACTGAAAAAGCTGCTAGCATGTTTAAAAAGTAAAAGTTACTAGAAATAAGTGATTATACTTTAGAACAATTAAATTAAATAAAATATTATGAAAAAATTATTAGTAAGCATTTTTATGTTTATGAGCGTTTTAACTTATGCTCAAGAAATTCCTGGACTAGAAGGTTTATGGAAAGGTAAGAACTCAACTTATTACGTGGCTATTTTATGGGATGGTGATAAGTATACTTTTAGTAATTTTTCTTTTGACGTAGGTAAAACAGCAAAAGAAATAGTTTATGAAAAAGGTGAAGATTATATTATAACAAACATACATACTCAAAGAAACAAACATAGTGTTAATATTAAATACACTGTGTTAGATAAAGAAACATTATTATGTGAATTTTCAGGATCTAATGATAATGTAAGTGAATATAAACGAATAAAATTAAATTAAATGGCTGAAAACAAAGTAACAGAAAAAGAGTTAAAAGAAATACAAGATTTACAAGCAAATCTTTATAAATTAACCACTGATATAGGAGTTTTAGAAACTCAAAAGCATGCGGTTTTACATGAACTAGCAGGTGTTAATCAGAAACAAGAAGAATTTAAAAAAGTACTAGAAGAAAAATACGGTTCAATAAATATAAATTTAGAGGACGGTACTTTTGAAGTACAAAAAGAAAATGAGTAATGTTATAAGAAAAATCAGTATTGGTGCTGATTATAAGAATGAAGCTATGCATTATTCTATAGGACAACAGGTTTATGGTGGTCATGAAATATCACATATACTGTTAGACGAAAAAGATAATTCTTATAATATACATATAAAGAAAAGCAATGAGATATTGCCATGGAAGAAATTTAACTCTAACATGGCTATATCTATTGAGTACGACTTAGAGTATTAATGAAAAGTCTTTACGATTTTATTGTAGAACCTTTAGGTGAGAGATACGCAAACACTAAAAAAATAGGCGAAAAGAAATTAATTTTAAATACTAAAATTGAATCTTGGAAGTTTGTTAATAGATTTGCTTTAGTTTTAGAAACACCACTAGCTATAAAAACCCCTATTAAAAAAGGAGATATTATAGTTGTGCATCAAAATGTTTTTAGAAGATTTTACAATATGCAAGGTAAACAAAGTAACAGTAGATCTTATTTTAAAGACAACATGTATTTTGTAGGTATGGATCAAGTTTATCTATATAAAAATAATGACACATGGAAGTCTTTTGGTGATCGTTGCTTTATAAAACCAATTAAAAACAGTTCTTCTCTAGAGAACAGAAAAGAAAGTCCTTATATTGGAATAGTTAAAATTGGTAATAATAAGTTAGAGGTATCTAAAATTAACCCAGGAGACAAGATAGGGTTTAAGCCAGGTGCTGAATGGGAGTTTGTCGTTGACGACGAACGTCTTTATTGTATGAAATCAAATGATATAGTTATAAAATATGAGCACAAAGGAAACGAAGAAGAATATAATCCAAGCTGGACAGTTAGCAGTTAAAGAATTAATTAAAGTTGCTAAAGAACCTATTATAGATTTTGGACCAGACATTTCCGCGGATAGATTAAAGAACGCAGCTGCTACTAAAAAACTATGTATATTTGATGCTTTTGAAATATTAAATAGAATAGAAGAAGAAAAAAACTTATTAGAAGATAAGCCAAAAGTAGAAGAAAAAAAAGAAACTACATTTCGTGGTTTTGCTGAAGGAAGGTCTAAATAATGTATACGCAAACTTTATATAATATATTAACAGACCATATTAAACCAAAAGTTCTTAAGCGAAATAACAAATATAAGAAATGGGAATATGGTTATAATGAAGAGTATGACTTTATAGTTATAAGCAAAGATGGAACTGTAGGAGATATATACGAGATACAAGGTTTAAAAATTGGAGTTCCTAGTAAACCTAAAGATATACATACTTTTGAAAATAATAAATGGACAAGAACACCATTACCTAAAGTTCTTAAAAAAATTAAAAGTGTTTTTGAATGGGATAAATATCCTGAAGATTTTAAAGAAAGATGGTATGATTTTATTGATATAGAATTTACCAGACGTGAAGAAGGTTTTTGGTTTAAAAACGATGATAGAGATATTTATTTAACAGGAACACATTACATGTACTTACAATGGAGTAAGATTGATGTTGGACCACCAGACTTTAGAGAAGCGAATAGATTGTTCTTTTTATTCTGGGAAGCATGTAAAGCAGATAATAGATGCTATGGTATGTGTTATCTAAAAAACCGTAGATCTGGTTTTTCATTTATGGCTTCAGGAGAAGTTGTTAATTTAGCTACAATATCAAGTGATTCAAGATACGGGATATTATCTAAAACAGGACCAGATGCTAAAACTATGTTTACAGATAAGGTTGTTCCAATATCAGTTAATTATCCTTTCTTTTTTAAACCGATTCAAGATGGTATGGATCGACCTAAAACAGAGTTAGCATATAGAGTTCCAGCTTCAAAATTTACAAGAAGAAAAATAGTAAGTGGAGAAGTAGAAGCAGAACTACAAGGTCTAGATACTACTATTGATTGGAAAAATACTGGTGATAATAGTTATGATGGTGAAAAATTAAAACTATTAGTACACGATGAATCAGGTAAGTGGGAAAGACCTAATAATATATTAAACAACTGGAGAGTTACAAAGACATGTTTAAGGTTAGGTTCTAGAATTATTGGTAAATGTATGATGGGTTCAACATCTAACGCTTTAGATAAAGGTGGTGGTAATTTTAAAAAATTATATGAAAACTCAGATGTTAATAAAAGAAATGCCAATGGACAAACACGTAGCGGACTCTATAGTCTGTTCATTCCTATGGAATGGAATTACGAAGGATACATTGATTCTTATGGCATACCTGTATTCGAAACACCCGAAAAACCTAAAGAAGATCCTCATGGACAAAAAATTAGATTAGGAGTATTAGATTACTGGAAAAATGAAGTAGATGGTTTAAGTGAAGATCAAGATGCTTTAAATGAATTTTATAGACAATTTCCACGTACAACTAAACATGCTTTTAGAGATGAGTCTAAGAACTCTTTATTTAACCTTACTAAGATATATCAACAAATAGACTGGAATGCAGATATAAAGCATAGCAGTGTTGTAACACAAGGTTCATTTAAATGGGTTGGAGGTATAAAAGATACTCAAGTAATGTTTGTACCAAACAAAAGTGGTAGATTTTTTGTTTCATGGGTTCCACCAGTTCATTTACAAAACAATGTAATTAAAAAATTAGGTAAAAAATATCCAGGTAATGAAAGCTTAGGAGCGTTTGGTTGTGATAGTTATGATATATCAGGAACAGTAGATGGTAGAGGTTCTAATGGATCTTTACACGGTTTAACTAAATTTAGCATGGAAGATGTTCCTCCTAATCATTTCTTTTTAGAATATATTGCTAGACCACAAACTGCTGAAATATTTTTTGAAGATGTTCTTATGGCTTGTATATTTTACGGAATGCCAATATTAGCAGAAAATAACAAACCTAGATTATTATATCATTTTAAAAGAAGAGGTTATAGGTCTTACGCAATGAATAGACCTGATAAGATTTACAATAAACTATCAGTAACAGAAAGAGAAATAGGTGGAATACCTAACTCAAGCGAAGACATAAAGCAAGCTCACGCTGCTGCTATAGAAACTTATATTGAAGAACGAGTTGGATTATTAGAAGATCTTACTTATGGAGACATGTATTTTCAAAGAACATTAGAAGACTGGGCAAAATTTAATATAAACAATAGAACAACTCATGATGCTTCTATTAGCTCAGGTCTAGCTATCATGGCTTGTAACAAACATAAATATAGACCAGTTCCTAAGTTGATTAAACAAAAGTATGATTTAGGTATAAAAAAATATGACAATAGTGGTTCATTATCAAAAATTATAGATTAAATGAAGATAAATTATAATACTAATAGTACATTTCCTAGCCAAGTTGTTAGTGACGCTGAAAAAGCTACTTGGGAATATGGTACGCAGGTTGCACAAGCTATAGAGCAGGAATGGTTTAATCAAGGTAGAACTAATGGTAATAGATACTTAACTACTTGGAACAACTATAATAGATTAAGGTTATACGCAAGAGGTGAACAGCCTGTAGATAAATATAAAGATGAATTGTCTATTAATGGTGATTTGTCTTATCTTAATTTAGACTGGAAACCAGTTCCTATTATATCTAAATTCGTGGATATATTAGTTAATGGTATTTCTAATAAAAATTATGAAATAAATGCATTTGCTCAAGATCCTGAATCTTTAGAAAAAAGAACTAACTACGCAGAAATGTTAGCTCAAGATATTTTTGCTAGAGAAACAATGCAACAAATAGTCGAGAAACTTGATTCTTCTTTATTTAACACTGCAATTCCAGAAAGTAAATTACCTGCAGATGAAACTGAGTTGGAATTACATATGCAACTTAATTACAAGCAGGCTATAGAAATAGCAGAAGAAGAAGTTATTAATCAAGTATTAGATATTAATAAATGGGAACTAACTAAACGAAGAGTTAATTATGATTTAGTTACATGTGGGATTGGTGCTTGTAAAACTAATTTTAATCTTTCTAATGGTATAACGGTTGATTACGTTGATCCAGCTTACTTAATATATTCTTATACAGAAGATCCAAATTTTGAAGATATATATTATGTAGGTGAATTAAAACCAGTTACTTTACCTGAAATAGCAAAACAATTTCCAAGATTAGATGATGCTACATTAGAAAAAATACAACAGCAACAAGGTAATAGAACTTATATGTATGGATATGGTAATGGTCCATGGGATCAAAACACTATTCCATTATTATATTTTGAATACAAAACTTACAGTGAACAGGTATTTAAAATAAAAGAAACAGAATATGGATTAGAAAAAGCATTAGAAAAACCTGATACTTTTAATCCACCAGAAAATGATAATTTTGATAGAGTAGGTAGAACTATAGAAACTCTTTACAGAGGTGTTAAAGTTTTAGGTACTGATATAATGTTAAGATGGGAAATGTGTCCTAACATGACTAGACCAAAAGCTGATACTACAAAAGTAGAAATGAATTATGCTATTTGTGCGCCACGTATGTACAAAGGTAGAATAGAATCTACAGTAGGTAGAATTACTGGTTTTGCTGATATGATACAAATAACTCATCTTAAACTGCAACAGGTAATAGCTAGAATGGTACCAGATGGTGTTTTCTTAGATATGGACGGTTTAGCAGAAGTTGATTTAGGTAATGGTACTAATTATAATCCAGCTGAAGCTTTAAACATGTACTTCCAAACAGGTTCTGTTGTTGGTAGATCTTTAACACAAGATGGTGATATAAATAGAGGTAAAATACCTGTACAAGAATTATCAACAGGTTCAGGACAAGCGAAAATACAAAGCTTAATATCTACATATAATTATTATTTACAAATGATAAGAGATGTGACAGGTTTAAGTGAAGCTAGAGATGGTTCTGTACCAGATAGAGATACATTAGTAGGTTTACAAAAAATGGCTGCTAATGCTTCTAATATTGCTACTAAGCATATTAACAATAGTAGTTTATTCTTAACTTTAAGAATGTGCGAGAACATATCTAAAAAAGTTAGTGATATGTTAGACTATCCTTTAACAGCTAATGCTCTTAAAAATAGTATAACTACTTTTAACAGTATGACATTGCAAGAAGTTGAAAACCTAAATCTACATGATTTTGGTATTTTCTTAGATCTTGAACCAGATGATGAAGAAAAACAACAGTTAGAACAAAATATTCAGGTTGCATTAGGAAGTGGTGGTATTGATTTAGAAGATGCTATAGAGATACGTCAGATACGTAGTTTAAAATTAGCTAATCAAATGCTAAAAGTAAAACGTAAAAAGAAACAAGCGTACGAAAGACAAATGCAAGCAGATATGGCTCAACAACAGTCTGCAGCTAATACTCAAGCTACGCAAGCAGCTGCTGAATCTGAAGTACAAAAACAAGAAGTTTTAACTAATCAGAAAATAAACTTTGAACAAGCTAAATCTCAGATGGAAATAGAACGCATGAGAACTGAATCAGAGATAAAGCGTGCGTTAATGGCTGAAGAATTTAATTATCAAATTCAGTTAGAGCAAATGAAAACGCAAAGAGAAAGTATGCGTGAAAAAGAAATAGAAGATAGAAAAGATAAAAGAACAAGAATAGCAGGATCACAGCAAAGCGCTATGATAGATCAAAGAAATAATAATTTGATGCCTACTAATTTTGAAAAACAAAGTGAGCAAGGTTCAATGCCTACAGCTTAATTATTAATTATTTAATTATATTATATTATGGGAGACCAAAAAAAGACCGAAGAGGTCAAACAAGAGGGTGACTTTAAAATTAAGTCAAAACCTAAGCGTAAAGCTAAAGATCTAGGACATGTAACAAATGCTCCAGCAAAAATTGATTTAACAGCTCCAGAAGCTACAGGAGAAATAGTTCCTGACGTAGTAAAACTGGATTTAACTAAAAAACCAGAAGAAAATGCCGTTCAAGAGCGAAAAACAGAGGAAGTTTCTGTGGAAGAATTACCCGGAGATAGCAAAAAGATGGACGAAGAAGTACGGGTCAGCAATACAGATGATAAAAAAGAACCTGAACTCCAAGTAATTGAAGAAATTACTGAAGATGTTAAAGAAGTAAAAGAAACAAAACAAAAACCTCAATTAATTAAAACACCTGAGTTACCAGAAAATGTAGAAAAACTGGTTGCGTTTATGAATGAAACAGGTGGAACAGTAGAGGATTATGTAGAACTTAATAAAGATTATTCTAAATTAGACAATGATCAATTATTAAAAGAATACTTAAGAAAGAATAAACCTCATTTAGATAATGATGACATCGAACTTATAATGGAAGATTATAAAATAGATGAAGATTTAGACGAGGAAAAAGAAATACGAAAAAAGAAGTTAGCATACAAAGAAGCTGTTGCTAATGCGAAAAAGGATTTAGAAAATAAAAAATCTCAATACTATGCTGAGATTAAACAACGTCCTGGAGTAACACAAGAACAGCAAAAGGCTATGGACTTTTTTACTCGTTATAATAAACAGCAAGAAACTATAAAGCAATCACAAGAAGCTTTTAAAGAAAAAACTAATAATTTATTTCAAACTGATTTCAAAGGTTTTGATTACAATGTAGGAGATAAAAAATTTAGGTATAAAGTAAAAGATCCTGTGAAAATAGCTGAAAGTCAATCTAATCTTAAAAACTTTACTGACAAGTTTGTCGATAAAGAAGGAAACATTAGTGACACGGCAGGTTATCATAAAGCTTTATATGCTGCGATGAACACAGATAAACTAGCCTCTCATTTTTATGAGCAAGGTAAAGCGGATGGTATTAAAACTTTAGTACAACAATCTAAAAATCCAAGTGCAGAAGCACCAAGGCAGGTTGCCAGTGGGGACGTCTTTGTAGGAGGTTTTAAGGTTAAAGCGGTAAGTGGAGCTGATTCATCAAAATTGAAAATCAAAAAACGAAAGTTTAACTAATTAAAAACTAAAATTATGGCTTTAACCCCACAGTTTGGAAGTTTAGTACCTTCTCAAACTCAACAATTGCTAGCTACTAATTATTTGCAATGGACAAATAATGGTGGTGGTGCGGGTATCCCAGCTAATTTCAGTGATTTTGCTGCGCAATATTTACCTGAAATTTACGAACAAGAAGTAGAAAGATATGGTAACAGAACGTTATCTGGTTTCTTAAGAATGGTCGGTGCTGAATTACCAATGACAAGTGACCAAGTAATCTGGTCTGAACAAAATAGATTACACATTGCATATGATAACTGTACGTTTGTATCTGCTACAGGAGTTGTAACTATTAACCCAGGTGCTGTCGCAGGTGTAACTAACGTTATTTCTGTTAACGCAACTGTAGTTATTATGGATGACTTTGGTGCAGAAGCAAAATGTTTTGTAAGTGCTAGTACTCCTGGTGCTGCTGGAACAATTACTGTACAACCTTACACAGCTGCTAACTTAGCAGGAGCTGGATTAGTAGGTGCTGTAAAAGTATTTGTATACGGTTCTGAATACGCAAAAGGATCAACAACACCTAACTACAACGCTGCTACAGCGCCTGCTGGTTACATTAGTGTTACTCCTTCATTTACTCAATTTTCTAACAACCCATTAATCATTAGAAGTAAATATACTGTTAACGGTTCTGACACTGCTCAGATCGGTTGGGTAGAAGTTGCTACTGAAGATGGAACAGGTGGTTATTTATGGTACCTAAAAGCTGAGTCTGAAACAAGACTAAGATTTGAGGATTACCTAGAAATGATGTGTGTTGAAGGTGAGATCGCTGCTGCTGGTTCTGCTGCATTAGCAAATGGACAAATCGGTACTCAAGGTATGTTTGCTGCTATCCAAGCAAGAGGTAACGTACAAGTTGGATTCAGTGCTGCTACTGGAATAAGTGACTTTGATGATATTCTTAGAAACTTAGATACTCAGGGAGCTATTGAAGAAAACATGTTATTCTTAGATAGACAAACTGCTCTAGATTTTGACGATATGTTAGCTCAAATCTCTGCTGGTTCTGCTGGTGGTACTGCTTATGGATTATTTGAAAACTCAGAAGAAATGGCTTTAAACTTAGGTTTTAGTGGTTTCAGAAGAGGTTCTTATGACTTCTATAAAACAGACTGGAAATACTTAAACGACGCTTCAACGCGTGGTGGTATGACTGGACCTGCTTCTATTGAAGGAGTATTAATCCCAGCTGGTACAACAACTGTATATGATCAAATTTTAGGAACTAACATCCGTAGACCTTTCTTACACGTAAGATATAGAGCGTCTCAAGCTGATGATAGAAGAATGAAATCTTGGTTAACAGGATCTGTTGGTGGAGCGTTTACTAGTGATCTTGATGCTATGGAAGTTAACTTCCTATCTGAAAGATGTTTAGTAACTCAAGCTGCTAACAACTTCGTATTATTCCAAGGAGTATAATACATTAATTAAAGGTAAGGGTGCTTCGGCACCCACTACCTTTATTTTTATAAACTATTTAATTATATTATATTATGGCTAAAAAAGCTAAAGCAGAAAATGTTGAGGTTGCACCTCAAGAGGTTGTAGTTAAAGCTGCACCTACAGTAAACCCAGTAAAAAAACAAAGCTGGGAAGTAAAAAATAGAACTTACGTACTTACAGGAGGAAAAGAACCGTTAACGTTTACAATTCCAGGCAAGCACAGTAGAAGACATCCATTACTTTGGTTTGATAAAAAAACCCAAACACAAAGAGAATTAAGATATGCTACTAATCAATCTTCACCGTTTAAAGATGAACAAAATGGAGAAGTTACATTAGGTCATATAACTTTTAGAGACGGAGTTTTAACTGTACCAGCTCAAAATGTACAATTACAAAAGTTACTTTCTTTATATCACCCTTATTTAGGACAAAGATATATAGAACATGTACCATCTGAAATAGCTGCTGATCAAGTAGAAGAAATCGAATGGGAAATTCAAGCATTGAATCTAGCAAAATCTATAGATATTGATTTAGGAGAAGCAATAGTAAGAGTAGAAATAGGATCTCAAGTAAACAACATGTCTACTAGAGAAGTTAGAAGAGACTTGTTATTATTAGCTAAAAGAAATCCTAAGTTATTCTTAAGTTTAGCTGCTGATGAAAATGTACAGTTAAGAAACTTTGCAATTAAAGCAGTTGAGAATGACATTGTAATACTATCACCAGATCAAAGAACCTTTACATGGGGATCTAATGATAGAAAACTAATGACAGTTCCTTTTGATGAAAACCCTTACTCAGCATTAGCTGCGTGGTTTAAAACAGACGAAGGTGTTGAAGTATTTAAGTCAATAGATAAAAGACTAAATTAAAAATAATAAGGGCGGATTCGTTCGCCCTTTTATTAAAATAAAAATATAATGGTAAACGTAAACGCAGTATATCAAACGGTGTTATTAATATTAAACCAACAGCAAAGAGGTTATATAACTCCTGATGAATTCAATAAGATAGGTACTCAAGCTCAATTAGCAATGTTTGAAGGCTATACTAGTGACTTGAACCAACAATATCGCGTTTCACAAAACGATACTGAATATTCAAATAGAGTAAAAAATATACAAGAAAAGCTACAATACTTTCAACGTACTGCTACACCGGTATATAACGTAGTAACTAATAAATTTGATATTCTAGACTTTGCTACTTATAACCTTAATCCTAATCAAGAATATCCTTTTGTATTCAACCCAAGTAGTGGTGCTGATGAGGTTTTATATAGATTAGGTACGGTTTTTTATAAAGATTATGATTTAGGTCAATACACACAAAGAAATGAGTTAAGACAATTATTACTTTCCCCTTTAACTCAACCAACAACTAATTTCCCTATATATTTATATGAGAATGATACGTTGCAAGTATTTCCAAATACAATACAAGCAGATATAACTATATCTTATCTTAAAAGACCTGATAATGTATTATGGAATTTTACTACAAATGCGGTTGGTGCATATGAGTATGCTCAAGGAACATCAGTTCAATTTGAATTAGATCCAACTGAACAAGATGAATTAATACTTAGGATATTAGCTTATGCGGGTGTTATAATTCAAGACCCAACTATAATACAAGCTGCTTCACAACAAGTTGCAGCACAAGATAACAACGAAAAACAATAACATATGCCAATGCCAAATGGTGGATTAATCACCGAAACTAACAGTCAATATTACGCGGGTGCGCAGGGATTTGTAGTAACAGCGGTAGCGGGACAAACTGATTTTATATTTAACTTTAACACTCCTTTAAAGTTTGGAAATTGGGATCCTAACGAAACTGATTATGCTTTAAATAATTTTAAACTTTACTCAAGCGCAGATGGTATTACATATACAGAATACATTTTAGCTTACGATGTAAAGGTACAGCAGAACGGTGATAGCTTAGTTCAAATAGCTGCAGTAGGAGGTATTCCACAAAACAATGTATTAGTATGTCAATTAAAGACTATTGATGGTGGAAGCTTTGGAGCTAGAGATGCTTATGGTACAACAACAGAACAAAACTACGGTAGTTATTCTTATTTAAAATTAAAAGACGTAATAAATAACTTTATAGTAGGTTATGTAGGTAAAGATAAATTAATACCAGATGTTAAAAGAAGTGATATAATATTTCACGCTAAAAGAGGATTACAAGAATTTAGCTATGATACTTTAAAATCTGTTAAGTCTCAAGAACTAACTGTGCCTCATACTCTTAGTGTTATATTACCACAAGACTATGTTAACTATGTTAGAATATCTAGAATAGATCAGTTAGGTGTACAAAGAATAATATATCCAGCTAACAATCTTACTGATTCTCCTTATGAATTACCTATACAAGATAATCTTGGTGTACCAACACAGGATAATTTTGAAGATAACTTAGAAAGTACTTCTATAACAGAAGAAAGATGGAAAAATGCTAACACAAACCTTATCAGTCAGAACTATAACTGGACTTTATATAATGAAGGTTTTGAATGGGCTGGTTACAACTGGGGTCAAGGAGGAATGTGGTACTGGAATTGGGGTGAACAATATGGAATGTCACCACAGTATGCTCAATACAATGGTTGGTTTAATATGAACGAAAGAGAAGGTAAAGTTTCTTTTTCTAGTAATTTAGTAGGTCAATTAATAATATTAGAATACATCTCTGATGGACTTGCTTATGACTTAGATAGTAGAATACCAAAGTTAGCAGAAGAAGCTTTATACGCATACATATTACATGCTATAATATCTACTAGAATAAATCAACCTGAGTACATAGTACAAAGATTAAAACAAGAGAAAAGTGCTAAGCTTAGAAACGCTAAAATTAGATTATCTAATGTTAAGTTAGATGAAATAGTACAAGTAATGCGTGGAAAAGCTAAATGGATAAAACGATAATACATGCCACAAGTAACTAATACTTTTATAAGGTCTAAAATGAATAAAGACCTTGACAATAGATTACTGCCAAACGGAGAATACAGAGATGCTCAAAATTTACAATTAAGTAGATCAGAAGGATCAGAAGTAGGAGAGTTTGAGAATGTCTTGCAAAACGAAGAGTTAACTTATTTGTATACAGGTAAAAGAACTACAGGAGGTGCAGTTGTTTATACTAGTAAAATAATAGGACAGTTCACTGATGAAACTACTGAAAACATATACATATATAGCGCTGGCTATGATGGATCTGTAAGATGTCCTAGAGATATACAAGTTTTTGCCGCACCAGGTCTACCAGCTACTACTAGTACGGTTTGGCAACTGTATGATACTGCTGGTAATCCACTAGATCCTACTACTCTTGGATTAGAAGAAGATATGGTGTTGTGGGGTGACAACTGGAATGGGCAACCGTCTGGCGCTGGTGGTCAAGAAAAAGATCCAGTTATTATTTCAATTACATCTAGTACAATAACAATTAGCCAATCAATTACACTAAGTGGCTCTAATGCTATAAACATAGGTTTTACTAACACTATACATAGGTATAATCCTACAACTAATATAACTACATTATTAGTTAGAGGATCTTTTCTTAACTTTAATAAAAACTTTAGAATATACGGTATAAATCTACTAGATGATTTATTGTTCTGGACAGACAACCGTAATCAACCAAGAAAAATTAATGTTGAACGAGCTAACCCTACATCTTTAATTACACCAGTACATTATGTAAATGAAGATCAAATATCTGTGGCTAAGTACTATCCATATGAAACTCCTTTAGTTTTACAGCAGTCTAACTTAGAAGCTGTTAGTGGTACTTTTCCTCCTGCTCAACCTATAAAAGGATATCAAATTGAAACAAATCAATTTGTAGGAGATTATAATGTTAAAATAGGAGATATAGTTACTGGTTTTCCTGGTCAAGCCGACAATGAAGTTTGGCAAGTTTTATGGATAGAACCAACTGGTGGTAATAACGAAGTGATTATTTATAATAACTTTTTGTTATTTCCTGGAACTACTGGTGTTGCTTGGGCTGGAGGTAATTTAAACTTTTCTAGATCATCATCTACAGATTCTGCTGATAGAAAATTAACTAGAGGTTTTGATACTACATGTAAAACTGCTGGTGGTTTTCTCACAGGTGCTGTGTTAGATATAAATTATTTCTATACAAGTACTATAGATGATCCTAGTGGTAATCCTACTCCTCAAATAGGGGATTTTATTACTAGTAAAACTATGGAAATTACTGGGTCAGGAGTAGTAGGTATTACTTTAGCTGATGAAGTATGTATACAAGAAGTTACTACTATAACAACAGGTCCAACTGGATCTATGGAATTAAAATTGACTCAACCGGTTACTGTTAATGTTGTTGGAGATGATATAACTGTTTCTGCTAATCCTAACTATAGTTTAGGTCAAACGCCTTCAGAAGATTTTACAGGTGATCCTGATTTAATAGAAGAAAAATTTGTTAGATTTAGTTACAGATTTAAGTTTGAAGACAATGAGTATTCTTTATCTGCTCCATTTACACAAATATGCTTTATACCAGAACAACAAGGTATTTTTGGCAACGGACCTAACAACCAAACACAAGATCAAATAAATGCTTATGATTCAAGCATCGTAGAATGGTTTGTTAATTCTATTGATACTATAGATTTAAAAATTCCTTTACCAGATGGAGGAGCAACAGCTAGCGATGCTGTTACTAATTTAATTGATGGGTATAAGGTAACTGATATAGAAATATTATATAAAGAATCTAATGCTACTTCTGTGAAAATACTAGAAGTAATACCTGTTACTAGCGGCTTAGCTTCTTTTGTTGAAGAAATTCCTTTAACATTTGCTGGTAGTGGTCCACAGTGGTATTATAATTTTGATTATAAATCTATAAAACCTTATAGAACATTACCTACAAATCAACAAAATAGAGTGTATGACAATGTCCCTTTAAAGGCATTAGGTCAAGAGATTAGTGCAAACAGAGTTATATATGGTAACTTTTTACAACAACATACTCCACCAGCTAGTTTAGATTATGAAGCTTTAAATGCAGATAAATCCTTAGAGTATAACAACTATGCACAATACCCTAATCATTCTTTAAAACAAAACAGAAACTATCAAGCTGGTTTTGTATTAGCTGATAGATACGGTAGAGCTTCTAGCGTTGTATTATCTTCTAATGATAGTATACCTACAGCTCAAGGTTCTACACTGTATACGCCTTATAAAAGTTTTAGTGAAGTAGATAATATAGATGAAACAACCTACAAATGGTTAGGAAATGTTTTAAGAATAAAAGTAAACAATGGATTAACACCAGCTCAACAAGTTAATAACGAAAATACAGGTGAACCAGGTTTATATAAAGCAGAAAATGACACTAGCATTGATCAATTAGAAATAACTAATGGTGGTGGTGGTTATGTTGTTGGTGATATAATAAATCTTAGATACGGAATAGGTAATCAAGGTTTAGGACAAAACGCGGCGGTAGAAGTTACAGCTGTAGCTGCTGGTGTAGTTACTGGAGTTAATTTAATAAATAGAGGTACAGGATACGTTAACGGCACGGCGTTAATTCAAAGCACAACTACTGGTGTAGGTGTAGGTTTTGAATGTACAGTAGAAGTTTACCCTGCTAATCCTACTGGTTGGCAATCATATAAGATAGTTGTTAAACAACAAGAGCAAGAGTATTACAATGTTTATTTACCTGGTTATGTTTCTGGTTACCCAGTTATAAGTAATAGAGATTATGGTAGAGTAGCTTTTGCTGCTTTGCTAGGAGATAATATAAACAAAGTTCCTAGAGATTTAAATGAAGTAGGACCAACTCAATCTGAGTTTTCTGCGTCAGTCAAGTTATTTGGTAGAGTAAATAATCCAAATATAAATAATAATCAAAAAGCACTACCAGCAACATTTTATTACTATGAGAATAGACAATTTGCTTGGAATACTCAGTATTTTCCAGGTAGAATAAATGATGAAACAGTAACTATAGGACCAATTGGATCTGGTGGTTTAGAACTTGCTAACTCTCCGTTTCAAACACCCGCATCTCAAGGGGCTTTTGATAACTTTGGACCATCTGTACCATGGGGAACTATTCCTAATGGTCAATTACAAAGTTTTTACAATGTAGAACAAAATCCTTTAGCTATAGGACTAGCTGTTGGAGCTGAGGAATCTCAACCTCAATTAACTCAACCAGTTTCTCCACAGTTAAATACATTAGGAGCAAAAGTTTCTGACCAAGGAATACCTGCACCTACAAATAGAATAGGTTGTATGATACCGTTTTTAAGTGTATCAGAAACAGAGCCAGTTGAAAGTTTGTTAGAAATATTTTATGAATCATCTACGTCAGGTAATTTTGTAGAATTAAATAGAGCTGTAGTAGCTGGATATGGAGGTGTTGTAAGTTCTACATCAACAGCAACAGGGTTTGATGAAGATACTGCTAATGGAACTGTTATTTTAACAGCTTTTAGTTTTATTGATTCTGCTGGTAACGAATTAACTTTAACATCTGTACCAACGATAACAACTATAGTTGATGGTAATGGTGTTGATGTAACTGGATCTTTTACAATTGAATCAACTGGTGGTGGTGGATCTTTAATAGATTTTGATTTAAAAACAAACCAATTGTTTGCTTACTTATCTCAAACCACTCAATCAAATCAGTATTTCATATCTTTTGAAACTCGATACGATGATGGTGTAAATCCTGTTTTTGTAGATACCCTTACTAATCAAATAACTGTAACTTTAAATAATGTACAACCATCAATAAATGGGTTTACTCCAGCTTATGGAGACGATGCTGGAACAGAAGTTGCTTGTGGTTTTCTTGGAGGAGTGACAGGTTTTACTACTTCTGATACAGGTGTATTTGGACAATTTACAAATGCTAAAAATGGAAGTGCTGACCCAACACAAGAGACTGATGAACTGTGTTATTCACTAGCTGTAAGTTCACCTGTTGGATCAACAGCTGTATTTTCTATAGATCAAACTGGAACAGTCACTTTAGACGCTGGAACAACTGTTGATAAAACTTATACTTTTACATGTACAGTTACTGATGCTTCTCCGTCTTGTGTTAACGATGCTAACAGTCTTAGTGTAGATTGTGTTATAGATGTTGTATTAGGAACACCTCCAGTAGATAGAGTGTTATGTTATGGTCCTACAAATGTTATGAATACTTTAGTAACAGAATGTGGTCCTTCATTAGGTGCTGGAGAACCTTTAGAGGTATTTTTTGGAATAAGCAGTGCTGTTAATTCAGGTATTGTAGGAACAGTTGGTCCAAAAATCGGTAGTGGTACACAAACATTATTAGCTAATATAGATACTGCTTTAGGTAGTCCATCAAATGGATATAGTTTAACATCTAACAATAGTCAAGATTTAGCTTACTACAATGTTTTAAACGAAGGAAGATTTGGAGCAAGTCCTATACAATGTGGAGGTGTAACTGAACCATTTACAACAGGAGCGTTAACTCAAGGTCAAGTACAAATAGTACCTACACTAACTAAAAGTGTCACTGCAGCAAGTCCATCAGAATATAGAACTAATTTTACAATACTATACAGAGCAACACCAACTGATCCTTGGCAATTAGCAACATGTGATGTTGGATCACCCGCTCAACCAGCTGGTGGAGTAGTAGGTAACTTTAACTTATTAACAGTATTAGGAGCACCTGGAGCTGTAGCTGCATTAGCTTATAATTTTTCAACACCAGGAGAGTATGCTGTAAGAAATAACGGAGTATATAGTGTTGGTTGTACTGGGTGTAATACATGTGCTAGATTTGATGTTGATTACTATGACGCAAACTCAGTTGGCCCTGCACCTGGAGTATGTCCAACTTCATTAGGATTTCAATGTGTTGGACCACTGTAATAATTAAAGAAAACAAGTAATAATAAATATATGGCGACTACATTAGAGGTATCATATTTTAACACCTTCTGGTTAAAAAGATTAAAAAACATTAATCAATATCAGCAAAGAGATGGAGACGGAACAATTCCAGTTGCACCTATAGCTGGTCAGTTAGGTGGTGGTATAACTACTGGTACACCTACTAATCCAGAAAGTGACTTAGGATATGTTATTAGTAATGACACTTCTTCTATTGAAGTACCTGGTAGTGCGAATGTATTTGAAGATTGGTATATTGAAGAAGCTAGAATAAAAGGTGGATTTAATAATACCTCTGTAGACTTTGGAGTCAAAGCTTATATTGTAGAAGAAGAAGCTAGTCAAACTAGAAGACAAAACTCGTTAATATATTCAGGTGTATATAATGCTAAAAATGGTATTAACAATACTAATGAGTTTCCAATAGGTGAAGATATAACTAGAAGTGTAGACCCTGCTTCTGGTAGTATACAAAAGTTATATGCTGAAAATACTAATTTAATAATATTTCAAGAAAGAAAAGTTAATAGAGCTCCTATAGATAAAGATGTTATATTTACTCAAGAAGGTCAACCTTTAAATAGTAATAGTAGATTAGTTATAGGAACACCTAGTGCTTTTGAAGGTAATTTTGGTATCTCTAGAGATCCAGGTTCTTTTGCTGTTTATGGTTATAATAAATTTTTTACCGATAGAGATAGATCTGTCGTAATGCAGTTAGGACCTAATGGTTTAAATGAAATATCTAACTATGGTATGATAGATTATTTTAGAGATCAACTATCACAAGAAGGAGAAATAGTGGGTGGTTACGATGTATATAATAAGAACTATGTTTGTACAATCGCATCGTCTACAGTAGTGTTTGATGATTTAATAAATGGTTGGGTTAGCTTTATGCAATACATACCTGAATTATCAACTAGTTTAAGAGGTAATTATTACACTTTTAAAAATAACGCTGTTTGGAAACACAATGATTTCGGTGGATATAATAAATTTTATGGACAAGAAGTTAAGTCAAGCGTTACCTTTGTATTTAATCCACAACCTAATAGAACTAAAACTTTTAAAACAATAGATTACACTGGTAGTAATGGATGGGAAGTACTTAGTATAGTTTCTGATTACACAGGAACAGATACAAATCCACAACAACCTTTATTAGGTGATACAACTCATGTTGATCTTGCATCTCCAATATTAAGTTATGATGAAGGTTATTACGTAGATCCTAATAGTAATATACAGTATAGAGCTGGTTTTGATAGAAAACAAAACAATTATTATGCTTCTATTAAAAATGCTTCATCTACTTTAGCTGAAGAAGTAATAACACCAGGTAACTTATCTAGTGGAATAAAAGGACAATATGCTGTTGTAACTATAAAACAAGACGAAACAACAGATCCAAGAGGCGCAAAACAATTGTTTAGTGTCGGTACTGTATACAACAATAGATAATTATATGATATTAAATGCGAGAAAATTAACTGACAAAGATTATAATTGTTTAGTTGATTGGTGGAAATGGTGGCGTTGGCCAGCTATTCCACAAAACTTTTTACCAGATAATGGTACTGGTGGAATAATGATAGAAAAAGATAACACACCTATAGTAGCAGGGTTTATATATTACACTAACTCTGATGCTGTATTTGTAGAGTGGATAATATCTAATCCTCAATACAAAGATGAAGATAGAAAAGAAGCAATAGAGCTGTTGTTAAAAACAATTGAAGCTATATGCAAAGAACAAGGTAAAAAATACATGTTTTCTATAGGTAGAAATCAACATTTAATAAACACACATAAGAAATTAGGATGGGATGTAGACAATAAACCATCTTATGAGATAGCAAAAAAAATATAATAATGGGTAAAAAAATAGGTAGAATCATTGGCGCAAAAAAAGCCTCAGCTAAAGCAAAAGATGAGCTTAACAATGCTAGAAATAGGACTAGAGCTGCTGAAGCAAACATGGATGATGCTTTAGAATCTCGTCAAGATATAATTAATCCTTATGCTGGTATAACTGATTTATCTGGTTTAGCTAGAGATTTAACTAGTCAAATAACTAATCCATTTAATAATTTAACTGTATCTACTGCAGCTGCTAAAATGCAAGCAGAAGAAACTGATGTGGCGTTAGCGAATACATTAGACACATTAGAACAAACAGGAGCTAGTGCAGGTGGAGCTACAGCTTTAGCAATGGCTGCTTTAAAATCAAAACAAAATGTTGCTGCTACAATTGAAAAACAAGAAGCAGCTAATGATCAACTGCAGGCGCAAGGTGAAGCTCAAATGAATAGAGAAAAAGTAGCAGCTAGTCAAGCGTATGATCAAGCTACTATTCAATTAAAAGGTAGAAAAGAAGAAGCAGATGCTAAAGGAGAAATATTTGAATTTCAAGCTCAAGAGGCAAGAACAAACGGAGATATAAACAGATATACATCAATGTATTTAGGTGCTCAACAAGCTGAGAACGAAATAAGAAAAGCAGCAGCAGAAGCAGAAAGCGAAGTTGGAAACGCTTGGGGTGGATTATTCGGATAAAATAAATTAAAAAAAATGAATATAGTATTAAAAGGTCATAATGATAAAATGAATAGATTAGTTAATGTTTCTAAAAAACGTAGAAGCAAAGAGCTAAACTTTTTTACTGACGCTAGTAACAAATATAGAGGTTACATGAGCAGTTCGTCTTCGGAAAATCCATATGAAGATAACACTTTAGCTAATATAATAAAAGATTATTTTATTGATTTAGCTCAAAGACCTGTTGAAGGTGTTATTGCTAGACAAACAAAACTTAATTTAGAAGTTAAAAACTTAGGTCAAAAAGAAATTAAAGAAGATAAAAAATTTATAAAAGAATACTTTAGTAGATTAGACAAATGTATTACGTTAGGTGGTTATTTAGCTCAAGCAATAGATACTACATCTCCTCAAAACTTACCATCATTTATAAGTAATTACAGATCTATAAATATAAATGGAACTAATGAAAGAGATAAAGATAAGAATATGTTTTCTATGGCAGCTTGGTCTAATCTTTTTGATTATTACAGAGATGTGAAAGTTGATAAAAACTTTTACTTTAGAGAAACAGCAAGCGAAGAACTAGTCGTGTTTACGCAAAGCATAGAGTTTTTAGTTAAAGGCGAAACTTTTAGAAAGTATCTTCATAACGTCCCTTATGTAATGGATGATTTTTTGAAAAAAAGAAATATTAAATATGATCAACATGGTAACATGTTTTATATCGTATATAATGAAATTGATTCTTCTCAGTTAGACAATGATGAATTATTATCTTTGTTTATTAGTCAAGTTCCTGAAGCTATGGATCTACAAGCTACTTTTGAACAAGCTGGTATAACTAAAAATGCTACGTTACAGCCACAATTTTTCTTAGGTGGAACTATTCCTTCAGAAGATCCTAATGATGTAGCAGAAGACACTTCTATAAAAATACCTATATACTCTGTAAATGAAAATAAAGTTAAAAAATACTTAGTAAAACCTATTGTAACAGAATTTATAGATAATAACCCTGCTTATAACGCAGAAGTAAGAGCTCATATTGCTGGTTTATTTGCTGTTGCAAGTGGAAACATATCTGTATTATCTGGCTATTCTAATAAAAGATTAGGTATTGATTTACCATTAGGTATAAACGAAGAGGTAACTCCTGGTTTAATAAAACTTTATGACAACATGGATCCAGAAGGTAAAGCTGGATTTGTAGGTAATAGATATGCTTTTAATAAAACAGGTTATGGAGATCAAGCTGTAGCATTAGTTGATGCTCAAAGAGCTTATATGATGAGTACTGTTTTACAAAGTAATTTAGATAGAAAACTACCTCAAAGCAATATAGCAAATGAACCTAGTATAATAAAAGAAACATTAAGTGACGAGAAAAAACAAGGCAAAGATTTAATCAAGGCGCTTAATGATAATGAAATGCCAATACCAGAATTTTATAGAAACATGTTAGGTATTAAAGAGTGGCAAGCAGGAATGACTTTATTTTATCAAAAGCTACCAGAAGAAGTTAGAGATTTACCTATGGAACAGTCACCAGAGATTGTTGAATTTGTAGAACAATATTCGTAATAAAATTAAATGGAAGAAGAAAACATACTACCAGAAGGCGCAACATCATTTACACCTTTAAATTTAGATATTGATGCGCAGTTATTCCCAGATGAATCTGATGACGATGAAAAAGATAAAAACTTATCTAAAGAAGTTAATGTTTTTGGTACTGGAAATATTGCTATAGATGAAATATTATTTCCTGTAAATCCAAGCTTAGCTACTATTGTAGCTGGTGACGATGTTCAAGCTACTGATGAAGAAGGTAATGTAATGTTAGGTGCAACTGGTGATCTTGAAGATGATGGTCAAGATGCTAGAAATCTACAGTTAAGCATGCAAACTAAAAAATCTTTAGCTACACAAGATGATGCTTATATTAAACAAAGAACTCAAAAATTTGAAGATGTTCAAAATGCTATAAATGAAATTGAAACTGAGGTTAAGGTTTATGATTATAAAATGACTCTTAAAAATCAGAAAATGCAAGTACCTGTTACAGCTAGCAATTTCAATGAGATTTATCAAGCTTTAGATGCTTATGAAGAAGCTTCAATAAAAGAAACTGGTGTAGGTTTAGGTATGTATTCTACTCAAAATACTGAAGAGACTGAAAACCTATTAATGCAAATGAGTAACAATGCTGGTATATTAGATTTTAACTCAGCAAGTACTCTTAATGTAATGGGTGATTATAACATTGCAACTGATGGTTATTTTAATCCTGATGGAAAAATACCAGAAATAAACTGGAACCCTACTGACAAAGAATTAACAGTTGCAAGAGAAACTAAATATAATTGGGATAACTTAAAAGACTTATCTCCAGAAGATATTGACAAAATAAAATTAGATCCAGCTTTTGAAGCATACGCAATAAGTAAGATGCTAGAAGGACAAGGCGAGGGCGCAAACATGAGAGACGTGTTTCAACAAGAAGGAATGGATGATTACGCTACATTTATGACATGGGCTTCAGAAAGTTTTAAAAGAATTAAGCTTGCTGATCCAACGTTAGCTGGTTGGCGTAAAGTAATTCAATCAAAGGTTGATCAAGAGTGGTATGGTGGTAAAAGATTAGAATTTGAAAAACAATTTATAGAACCTTGTGCAAAAGAAAACGATGGAGTTGCTACAGAAGATTGTTTATTAAGACATCAAGAAGCTGCGTCCGCGTGGTGGAATGCTAGATATAATAAATTGTACAACGAGAATGAATACATTCAAGCTAATGATAGGCAATATGCTATAGGTTTTAGTAAGTTAATGAACAAACTACGTGAGCCTTATTTTAGAACTAAAATTGACGTATACAGAGAATTAGATAATCAATTCGAGCAAGATGGTATGACTTTTACTAATTTTGCAAAAGACGCTATGGCTAAAGTAGGTTTTAGTATGGATCAAACTAAAGGCTTGATAAGTATGATGTACACCAACAGTGGTGTTACTGGTACTACAGCAAGAAATGAATTAATTCAAAATTATAATTCTCCTGGCTTCCAAGATTTTGCTGAAGAGTCTGGTATTTATGATCAAGCAATTAAAACGTTTAGAGGTGGTGGTGGAGCTGAAACAGGATTTGGAGAAGGTGGATATTTACAAGGAAACTTATTAAACTTAAGTAATACTTTTAATATAGTAGGTAATAAAATAACAAAGTCCACTTTAGGTACTCCTGAGCAAGGAGATTTTTATTACGCTAATAAAGTACCAGGCGGTGTAGAATATGTATTACATGGAGGTTCTGGAAATTTAGCTGATAGAGAAGGTACTATAAAACTTGATAAAGATAATTTCTTAGAATACTTTGATTTACCAGAAGATTTTAATGTTAGAGATTTAAACAAAGTAGGAGCAAGAGCAGCTTGGGAAATGGTTAAACAACATGGCCAAGCTTATTATTCACCTATTAAAGTACAAGAATTTTCTCAAGCTAAAAAAGTAATAAACGGTATAGACAAATGGGTTGTAGCTGGTAAAGCGAAAAACTGGTTTAACCAAAGTGCTGTAGCTAGAATGTACGGTGGAACAGGTTGGAGATATGGAGACATGACTATTAGAGACGTGTTTGAAGGTAGAGATGCTACTGAAGAAGAGCAAATGGTTTCTAGTGTTTTAGATTACGATATAGAGCAGACTGGAGTTTTACTTAATAAAACAGCTGAAATGCTTGAAGCTGAACAAGCTGCTCAGTTTGCTTTAGATCCTGATGTTGAATTTGATGATTTAACAAGTTTAATAAGACATATAATAGGTCAAGGTGATACCATGGTGCCAATGTATCTTGGAGGTATATTACAAGGTACAGGTAAAGTTGTTTCTAAAGTTCCTGGTTATGGAAAAGCAGTTGGATACACTATGGAAGGTTCGGGTAAAGTGCTATCGATTTTAGGTAGTTTAAACATGATGGGTAAAGAATATACTCAAAATGTTGTAGAAGCCTGGAGACAAATTATAATGGCAAATAATGGAGGCAAACCTCCTACAGTAGAAGAGTTTGCTGCTATGGCTAGTGATCCTGCTAGTGATGAAATAATTCTTAAAAGTATGGGTGGAGCTGTAATCTCTAGTCTTAGTGAAAAGGCAGGGGTTAGTTCTACAATGCTTGGTTTTAAACCAGGAGCAAAGCAATTAGCTTCTTTATATAGAAAACAATTTGCTGAATTTTTTAAACAAACACCAAAATGGGTTTTAACTACAGCTCTTGGTGCTGGTGGTGAAGGTATTACAGAGGCTTTTCAAGGAAAAATACATGAGACTACTGTTAACTGGTCATTAGGTATGGGTCTTGGAGAAAGCTGGAACAACTCTAATTGGGATGAAGATGGTTTTCAAGTTGGTTGGAGAATTGGTTTAGCTTTACCGGTAGCACAATCTACTGTTTCACAAAGTTTAGTTGAAATAAACCAAGTGGGTATGGAGGTAGCTAGTAAGTTAATAATGGATCCTAGTAAATCTAATAGTATTTTTGCTCCTATGGCAGCAGCTAATAATTTCTTTAAAGAAGCTATAGCTGATGTACAAAAAAGAATAGACAACAACAATATACCTAAAGAACAAGGTTTAAATGCCATAGCTGATCTTTCTAGTCTTAGAACTAATGGTATGAAAATACCTACTACAATGCCTGTTGAGCAAAGAAAAGAATTTTTAGAATTATTACTAGCTCAAAGCAATTTAAAACAAAAAATAAAAGAAACTAACAACAAAGAGATAAGCGAAGGCAACGGAGATCTTGCTGCTTTGGATCTTGTAAATGCAGAAATAGTTTCGTTAACTGAACAAGAAGTTACTAGAGAACTTTACATGAAAAACATGGGTAACGTTCAGAACATAGTAGATCAAACTTCTAAAGGTAAAGTAAAAATATTTAGAGAGAAAAACACTGAATCTATAAATAGTAGAATTGAAGAGTTAAATAACAGTGGTTGGAAGATTAAAAAACAAAGCAAATCTAATGCTGGTTATGGTAGTATATATCAAAAAGGTGATCAACAAATAATACTTCTTAATGAACAAGAAATA